TTCACCATCTGGTCGGTTAGTGATTGGATTTGCTAATGCAACTGCTGGATAGCTTCGACCTGATCCACTTGAATCGCCACCACTTAATCTTTGTATGTCTGACATATATATTGGTGGTGCTATTGTAAAATTTGATGTATAACCAGCTCCAGTTCTTTCTCTAGCTGTTTTAAGCATTGATATTTCATCATTTGCAATATTTGGACAAGGCATATTTTATTTTTTTAATTGTTTAATTTCTTGTTTTAAACTATCAACTTCTGCTTTTAATTCTTTTATAGCTTCTATAAATACACCAGCCATATTACCATAAGCAACAGAGTGCTTATCCTCATCATCAATACTTACAACCTCTGGCAACACCTCTAAAACTTCTTGTGCAATAACACCAATTTTAGTTGATTTATCATCAATATCTTTTCTGGTATATGTAACACCTCTTAATTGTGTAACCTTATCTAGTGCATTGTCAACAGTAACAATGTTTTCTTTTATTCTACGATCAGAAAAAGCTATAACATCACTTGTGGCTCTTATTGTACCAGAAACATCACAAGTATATGTTGATCCTGGCAATGTTGTATCACCTTCTCCATAACCTAATCTAAGTGAATGTGCTATTGTAAATTTACCTTGAGTGGTACAAGCAAAAGCACCTTGAGAATTTGTATGACCAGTATCACCCCACCAAAAACCTCTTGCTGATGTATTGCTCATTTGACAAGTTATGGCATAACCATTTAACCCACCAAATGTATGAGTAGTTTGCATACCAAAACCATAAGTAGAACCTGACCATACTGAAATCTTAACCCTTTGGTTTACAGCTTTTGTCTCAACTAAATTAGTTAACAATTTTAATGTACTTGCTGAACGAGTACCAGACATTATCAGAGTACCATTATCAACACCATTATGTCCCCACATACCCCATTCACCATTTCCTATTTGTGTTAATAAGCCATTAACGCCACTAGGTAAAGATGTACCACCACCTCTATAACCAAGTGACATTCCATAAGCATTTTTTGCTCCAGTTGTTGAATTGTGTTCAGCAAAGAATATTCTACCAGAACCTTCGCCATCAGTACCAGTATTGCCCTCAATAGTACAGAATCTTCCATTTACATTTGCTCCATTGCCAGGTATTCCAAAATTCATTGTGCCACCCTTAACTAAAACAGTTTGACCAGTTCCATTGTTTAAATCAACAGTTCCACTATTATTAATTTTTAAACCTACTAAATTTGCTGTATTTGTAAAACTAAAAGCACCTAATGAATCCATTGAAATTTTAGGATGTCCAGATGATGCGCTTGTGTTAAAACCTATATAGCTGTTGTTTGTTAAAAACATATTGCCATTAACCTGTAACTCCTCAGCACCACTAACTCCTTTAATTCCAACATTACCAGTAACTCTATCTATCTCAAATGAATTAACACCTCCAGCACTATTATTATGTGTTGTTATTGCAAATTTATTTGCTGAGCCATCATTAACTAAAGCATAACCATAAGTCATTACACCAGAGGCATTAATTGATTCACCTAGTTCTAATTTAGAACTTTCATTACTACCTGCACCACCAATTCGCATTGTTGATGATTGACCATTAGAAGAACTATAATTCTGAAAATCAAAATCTACTTTTGGTGATTGTTCATTAACACCAAATCTATAATCATCGTTGCTATGCTGTTTAATTGTAATTAATCTAGTGTGAACACCCCCAGATGTTGATAATCCTATATGACCAATACCCCTATCGCTATTTGCTCGACCACCCTCAAGCACCATACCTCTATCATTAGAATGATTTATAATTATTGCAGCACCAGTATTATCAGCATCTGCACCAGCTTGAAACCTTGCGGTTAATCTAAATTCACCATTAGCGCCAGCACCTAAAACATGTAATCTTGGCGGAACAGAACCAAAGTCGTTATTAGTTGGAACAGCAATAGCAACTCCTAAATTGCCACCATTAAAATAAGTATCGCCATAACTTCTAATCAAAAAACCACCACCGCCAATACCCTTAACAACACCGCCACTTGAATTAGCTTCAAATCTAGCATAATGTGTTGAATCGTATTCTGATGTAACTGTATTAGTTGAAGTACCTACTGCTTTAATATCATGATTACTTGCGGTTATATCAGTATAAAAGGTTGATGTATTGTCATTAATAATTAATCTATTATTCGCATTGTGCGCCCCTCTAACACCAAATACTAAACTAGCACTAGCAGCAGTATTACCATTTGTAATATAAACATTACCAGCTCTGTTACCCATTATTCCATAGCCAGTTACTCTTAATTGATCATCTGTTCCAGTTACATTACCAGCCGCATCAACACCATCTATTATTACATTGTTATCACATATTATATAACCCCGTAAATCCATATTACCAGATTGAGTAATTGACATTTGTGTAGCAAAAGATGCGCTTCTTAAAGAAAACTCAGTTGCATCAGCTCCAATATACATACCTCCAGCATTAGAACCTGACCGAAATAACCCTAATTGTACTGAGCCGTTATTTATTGTTATTCTAGGATAATTATTTGCATCACTAGTTACAAAAGTACCAGAATTTCCAGTATTTAAAACCGAACTAGCACCAGATGCTGTTAAATTACCACCAAAAATACCATTATGTTCTACATCAATACTTAAATGACTTGCTCCAGATGTTCTAAAATAAAATACCCTAGCACCACCAGATTGTTGTTCTAAAACTGTATTATAACCATCTGTCCCATATCCAGCTGGCATTGCTGGTTTAAACACTATTGCATTTGTTGGTGTTACAGTTCCACTTGTAGATGTAGTTTCTGATGTGCCTATTAATGACAAAATATTAGCACCTAGTGTGCCACCATCTGCTACTGCTGGAGTTTTAATATCTAATAAAGCATCAGCACTTGAATTATCTGTACCTAAGCATAATTCTCCAGAGTGCAATAATCTCATTTGCTTTACACTCCCTTGTGTTCTAAAAACAATGTCTCTATCTGCTCCACTCGTTCCAAAATAGAAATGGTCGCCAACATTCATTATCTCATTTGAATCAATACCAATTCCAACGCTTGTTGTACCTACTAATAGAGTTGAGTTTGCCATTGTAGTTCCGCCAATAGTAGCTCCACTTCCAAAAACTCTCAAAGGTATTGTTCCATTAGGTGATGAACCAAATGTAGCTTGTGCAACACCTCCAGTAGAAATACCTATTACATTTGCTCCAGCATCATAAAAACCAGTATCTGTATCACCTATTTGCAATGAGGGAACTGCGGCAGTACCAGATTGTACATATAATGAACCATTTTGTATAAACACACCATCAGCGGTCAATTGTATTTTTCTTGAACCATTAACAACAAAACCTAGTTGATGATTAGCTGGTCGATACATACCAGTATTTAAATCTGCTACAAAACCATAATCAACCTCTGCTGTTGATGCTCTTGAATAAGATAAAAAATTCCCCTCGCTAGTAGCATCACCAGATACAACACTAACTTGTGTTTCAGTAGTATCAAAATGAAAAGCGGCACCACTACCTATTGAGGTGTTGTCTGCATGAGCAAAATATAATGTACCCTCTTGTAAAGTTCCAGTTGTTATATGATCACTAAAATTTATTTTAGCTCCAACACCATTTGTTGTTGTTCTTATTTTTAAACCAGTATCTGAGGTTACAGTTAAAGAACCATTAGCAGTAGTATTTCCAGTAACATTTATATTATTTTTGAAATCAACACTACCATCAGAATTGAAAAAAACAACATCTGTTAATGTACTTACATTTGTTCCACTACCATGTATTGTAAATGAATCATCATCTGCTACAAAATATTTAATTTCTAATCTGTTATTTGTAATACTATTTGTTAACCCAAAACCTTGATTAGCACCTCTTAATAAAAGAGAACCTGAGTGTTCTCCTAAATCTTGTGATACAAGATCAATTTGAGATTCGTTACCTACCATTCTCATACCAGTAGTATGAGTATATGCAGCATAAAAATAACTAGGTGAGTTCCATCCACTTGTACCAGTCATATCAACTCTTGATGTAAATGTAGATACACCAGTAACTGACAATGTATTTCTGCTAATTACACTACCAGCATCTAAACCACCTAAAGTGTATAAATTGCCAGATGTATCTAAAGTCATTGACCTTGTAGTATCTTTAACAAATTGTAAATTACCAGAAGCATTACTTAAGTCGTTAGGTGATTCAAATATTCTCCATAAGTTACCACCATTCCAATTTATACCTTCATTACCGCCAGGATCATTAAATGTTAAATTATTTACATTAACAATGTTACCATTAACCATATCGATTTGTTGACCACCCATTGTAATACCACCAGCAAACGCTACTGTGTTTGCACCTCTGCCAATAGTAATTACATCTACTCCAGCAGCACTATTATCATGTCTTATAACTTTAAATTGATTTGCAGTTCCATCATACCTTAAAGTAAATCCATAATTATCAGTCGATTCTCTTAATTGTAATTCAGTATTATACTCTGCTGCTGTTTGAATTTTTAATATTCTATCAGCTTCAATAGTTGTGTTACCAATAGTTTCATTACCAGCCACAACAATATTACCATCACCAAATAAACTTAAAACATCTGTTGTATCGTTATCAACATCATTATGTAGTGAAAATTTCATGTAATTACTAGCTAGAGTTGTTGAAACGTAGTTTTTTATTAAATGAAACCTTGTTGTATTGCCATCATATCTACCTATTTTTATTGAACCCTCAGATTGATGAGTTGGCATTACATTTAAATCAACAGTACCTTGAGCTACAAAATTGTTGTTTGCAATTAATTTATCTAAAAACTTAGATTCGCCATCTATAAACAATTGACTAGCTGTTGAATCCCATTTAATACTAGCATCATCGCTATCACCAAAAGTTAATTCAGAATCATCTGTAAAATTCATATCCCTATTAACTCTATTAGGTATATCATTTGACCTACCAGCACCAAATACTTTTATTAATCCATTACTTGCATGAGATTTTACTACAATAGCAATCTTTTGTACTTCTTCATTTGTTGCAGTTGGTTTAGTCGCTGTAAATTGCCCAGCAGTTGCAGAAACATATAACTCATCACCAACACTAAAACCAGATGTATCAATGCCTTGTACAGTTCCAAACATTACTGCTTTTCCTTCACCATCATCTAATAATGCCTCATTTAAAACACCTATTGCTGGCATTCGAGTATTTGCATCTGCTGCAACAACCTCAATAACATTTCCACTTAATGTTCCAGTGGGTTCTGCATGAACAACAGTACCTTTTGCTAAAGTAGCACCATGAACATTTTTAACATCAACCTCTAATCTTTTAGCTGAATCAGTACTTCCAGTATTATCATCAACATATTTTTTAGATGCTGCATGAGCATCTGCTGTTGGTGTTTCTGGAATAGTTACTTGACCACTAAAAGTAGATTCTGTTTTACCTAATGTCAAAGGTATTACAGTAGCTTCACCATCATTACCACTTAATCTAAAACTATAAGTACCAAAAACACCTGTACCTTCACTACTTGTATCTTCTATGTAGTTAAAAATAGCAACAGTATCAGTTATTCCAATTTGTAGTGTTTGACTAGAGGTGATACCTAATCTAGTTATATTTAATGGCTGTGCATTTGTGTTAGTGTCTATAACTAAAGTTGTATCTATATTGCCTATTGTAGTAATCCTACCATCTTTTGTCATATTAAATCTTGTAGTAGAGTTGTCTTGAAATCTAATTAACGAATCTCCTACCTCATCTAAACCAGTTATGTTAATTCTAAAACCAGATGCAGCGTTACTACTGTTTACTGTCATAACTGGAGCAGTACCATTAAAGGCAAAACTATCAGAATTTATAATAAAATTACTACTAAAAGTACCAGTTGTTCCACTTATAGTGCCACCAGTAACATTTCCCTCTAAATTACCTGTTACATCACCCGTAACATCACCTGTAACATCTCCTGTAACATCTCCTGTTAAATTTCCTTCAACATTAGCCACAAGAGTTCCAACTGTATATCCACTATCACTAACATCAACTGTTGTTGTTGGTTCTGTTGTTAATCCTGTAAATATTTTGAATTTATCGTCACTAGCATCATTAAAAAAACCCTTATACTTAACATTTGTAGAAACAGCATATTTACCAAATAAACCAATGTCTAATATATTAGCGTCATTGTCTTTTGCTAATTTTATTAGCGGATCTTCTACAGCTAAATCTGTTACGTTTAAATATGTTAAAGTACCATTGACTGTTAAATTACCAGAAACGTCTAGGTTTGCACCTATTTTAGTGTTACCGTAAACATGAAGGTCATAGCTTGAGTTAGGAGACGTTCCGATACCAACCTGTGTGGTAGATACATAAAAAGGAGAAACGTTCCCAAAACCGTCTGTAAGACGCTTAGGAGACGTTGTTATATTACCATTGTCATTAAACTTAACAAGCGACTGATAAGTATCTTTTATTTTAGTATTCGAAAGTGTAGCCATTATTCAAAACAAGTTGGTTGTGAATCGATATGTAATGTACTTTCGTTTGCAGTGTCACCCCATTCAGTGCTACAGTATATCTTTGCCCAATCTATTGTGTTTGCCATTCTCTTTCTTTTTTAAGTAAGTTAATAATTTTTTTACGTTAACCTCTTTAGGTTTGTAATTCTTCTTTATACTACCCATCCGTGAAATCCTGTATCTTTATCTGGATATATATCTTGATTAGAATTACTATAATATTCATCAAATTTAGAAGATGCATTATACGACATATAATCTATAAATCTTTGAGCATAGTATTCAGCAAAATCCCTTTCTTTTTGTATTAAGAAATCTATTTCTTCTTTACTTGCATTTTGGCTATTCTCTGAATTATGTTTATATACACCTCCATTAGATATAGAATATGCAGCAAATGGCAAATATTCTACCATAGCAAAGTGTATAAGCATAGGTTGTATATAGTCATTTACTAAAGATAGATAATCTCCAGATAATGTACCAGCTAAAATATCAGCACTTATTTTGTCATACAAATCTGTACCTAAATAGTTTTGAATGTGTATCTCTTGTGCTAAATCAATAAACTGTATAAATTTATCTGTATCGACATTTGAATTTAATGCAGTGTTTTTGACTAAATCTGATCGTTTTATAAATAGTGCTTTTGCCATTATTCTTCTGTGTTAATTTGTTCTTCTTCTATAACCTCACTATCCTCTTTCTTTATACCTGTTTCTTTTTCTATTTCTGCATCTGTAATAGCATTAGTTAGATCAGTAAATTCTAAAGGTTGTAGTGTTTTAAAGTATATATCTAATTGAATTCCGTTATACATTAATACTTTTTCTAGTTCATCTAGTATGGTAACTTGCATAGGACGAATAACTGTATTGTCCATAAGTAAAGATGCTGTTTGTAATTCTTCAGCATTGTTACCTAATCCAGTATTATCTTTTATTCCTACAAGCATAGGCGATACAATCCTGTGTGATACCATTACTTTTCTCATAGATTCATCACTAAGAAATTTATACTGCTCGTGTGCATCACTTAGTATAACTGGCTCGATACTTGCAGAAAGCTCCTTGCTATCATTAAATGCCAATATAAATCTACCAGCATTAGAAGAACCACTAAACTTTTCTTGTATGTTTTGCTCAATCATAGATCGTTGCTCTTCTGTAGGCACACCATTATTAAAGTTTATAAGCATACTTGGAGCCAAGCCATTCTGTATATTGTTTATATGATAGTTCGCTATCTCTTCTTCTAATTCCGCATACTGTAACCCCCCTTGATAATCTACTGGTGAGTAATAATAAAATCCAGCTCTATAAGGTTTAATATATAATATTTCTAATCCTGACTTGCTAGTTCCAAATGCAGGTATTCTTTTAGGTTGTGTTTTTGCAGTAATCTCTGACCAATCTTTTGCATAGTAATAACCTTGTATTTCACCTTTGTTATTTGCTTTCTCTGCCCTTAACGTCTCTACAGGTATGTGTTCTACTTGTACAATCTTTTTGTGGTCCTTAGAATAGATTATTTGTATTGCAGCTTGTCCCATCATCTTATAGTCATAACATACTTTTTTCATACAAGATTTTGTGAATAGCTCTTTCATTTCATCATAATCTTTTCCTTTAGCATCTTCTTCTACAGCATCTAATCCTTTACCGTATATCATTTCTGCTATACCATTTATAGCTGCATTATTAGTAGCACTTCCATTATATCTGTCTATAAGATAATTAAAATAGTCATTGTCTTCTCCATACTCTACCCAATCTCTATTGTATTGTTCTACAATTTCTGGTCGTGTATAAGACGACATATTGACTATATGTATCTTTCCTTTTTCAGCTTTTGGCAAAGGTTTACTATTATATCTTTTTCTTGCCATTTTATTTACTTTTTTCATATTATTACAAAATCGTTATCGTATGTGTTTTCTGTTGTATATTCTCCAGAGTGTACATCAAAGGTATTAAAATTAGTTTGATCTGTACAAAAAATAGAACCTCTATATATTATAGCTGAACCATCTTTAATTGCAAATGAATAAAATCTGTCTTCTACTAAAGAGAAGCTACCTGTAATAGTCATATATCCATTAGAATTACTTACGGATACTGTAACAGAACTTGTAGTTCTTTTAGATTTATCGGTTAGTTCAAACGTTACTGAGCTTGGTGTACTTCTGGGAATAACTTTAAAACTCTGATCGTTTGTTGATGTTGTTAATATTACCATATTATAAATAACAACAAAAGCTTAATTTGTTTTCATAAAAAAAGGGATACCGAAGCATCCCTTTAATTAACCTAATTAAATTTACTTATTATGAATTAGTACCTGCTGTTACAGTTACAGTTGCACTAGACATTCCAGCATATGGATCAGCAGATGTAGGTGATGATACAAAGTTAGCTGGTTTTACTTCCATACCAGTTAACGTAAGTGTATAACCACTTAAATCTCCCATAGCAGCTCCAGTCACTATTGTACCACCAGAAACATCAGCTCCATGTTGTAATCCCATTACAAATACGTTTCCGTTGTAATCTTCAACAGCAACGTGAGGACGACCATAAGCTAATAATTTCAATTCTTTATTATCTTCTTTAGATAATTTATGTAGTGTTAAATTTAATGTTTGTTCAAAGAACGTTGTTCCGTTTTCTCTCGAAGACGTAATGTTTTGTTCAAAAGAAGAGTTTCCTTTTACTTCATATTTGAAGGCAGTGAAAGTTCCAGAAAGATCAGTAATTTCATCATCAGTTTCTGTAACCGTTCCTAAATCTCCAAAATCAGTAAAATAAACCGCTTTAATGCCACCAACAACATCTTTACAAGGTTCTTTTCTACCTAATGATAAATCGCAAGCCATAGTTTATTATTTTTTATAAAAAAAGGGTAAGTAGGCATTAACCCACCTACCCTAATTTTTGGTTAATTTAATTTATTAAGAATATAGTACAATTTCTGAACCTATTCCGTACTGAACACCAGCAGTAAATCTCATAACAACTCTTACGTTTTGAGAACCATCTAGGTCAGCCATGTCGATCAACTTAACTTCGTTGTGGTCAGATAATAAACCAGTTCCAAAGAATAAGTTAGATTTTTGTGCAGCAACAGCTCTGTTGTCAGCCAATCCGTTAGCAACAAATAATTTTACACCATCAAAAGATAATGCTCCATTTTGCCACCACATAGTTCCTTGTCCGTTAACACCGTTAGCTCCTATGTCAGATACATTTTCTGATCCAGCAGCATTTTGTAGTATTCCAAATCCTCCTAGTGCTCTAATGTAAGCTCTAGCAATGTTTTGTGATACATAAATGTGTAAATCTTCTTTTCCGTATAAAGCAGAAGGAATCGCATCAACGATAGCTCCTAATTGAGCAATAACGTTAGAAGAAGTTACTGTAGCAGCAGCAACGTCAATAACGTCACCGTCAGCACCTAATAATGTAGTAAATCCATCGAATTCACCAGCATTAGCGTTAACACCTTTCCAGATGTTGTTTTCTGTTTTTTCTGCAACTAAACCTGCAACGTGTCCGATTAAGTAATCAGAGAATTTTGGAGGTAGGTTGTCAAAAGCAGAGTATCCCATAGATACAGCTTCCCAGTCAGATCTGAAATCTTTCTTACAAAGCTCTAGGTTTACTTGGAATTCTTCTGGTTGAAGAACTCTCTCAGTTAATGTAATAGTTGCAGTATCAGTGAAATCACAAGTTGCATCTTTGATTACGTTAGAATCAGTAGCAAGTTTTTTAATCACCTCTTTGAACTTTACATTTGGTTTGATTTCAATACCGCCTCTATCAAGTGTTACACCAGATAATAAAGCAGCAGAAATGTACTTGCCTGCAAATTCGCCAGCGTAAGTACTTGTAATTGATGTAGTAGTAGCCATTTTTAATTAATTTTAGTTTTTAGTTTATTTTAAATTAGCAATTCTGTTCATTACTCTATCTCTAGTGTTCATCACTCTGTTTTGACCAAAAGATTTAAAGTTTTGTTTTACTTCCCCTTCAGGGTTGTGTGATATTGGTTCTGAAGCTGGTTCAGCAGATAACTTCTCTATTTCTTTTTCCATAGATAGTTTTTCTTCACTGTAACCTAATTTCATTTCCTCAATCATTCCTTTTAATTCAGAGATTTTAGATTCAAATTCGTCTCTTCCAACGTATTTTGTTTCATCCATCTCAATTTCTTCAGAAACTTCCTCTATAACAGGAGCTTCTTCTTGTAACTCTTCAGACACAACTTCTTCAGAAGCTAAATCTTTTTTCTCTTCTTCGCAAGCACAGGCAAGTTCAGTAAGTTCTTGTGATTTTAGTTCTTCTTCTTTAATTTGCTCTGATAGATTTACTTCTTCCTTAACCTCAACTTCTTTTACTTCATCTTTCTTAACTAATGATAGTTTTTCCATGATGTCGTTCAAAATTGATGTAGCTTTAGTGTTTTCCATAAATTTCGAGTATTAAATTAATTTATTACTTAACTAACTACACATAAAAAGGTTGTTACATTTTTATACTTTGCCAACACCTTGTGCTCTTAAGGTGCCGTCACAACACTTTATAGAGTATGTTCCGTTTTTACAAAGGCAACCTCTTTTTTTGTTCTTTGGAGAACTATTGCTTACTGTTTCTTTACTTTTTGCCATTTAATTATTGTTTAGGTACACAATTAGGTACTTTTCTACCGTCTTTATCTTTCATTCCTATTTGCTCATATCCAGCTTGACACGGATCATCATCGTTTAAATCTAATTCACCAAGCTCTCTTAATTTACCTCTTGACCAAGCTAAACCTGCTTTACCTCCCCATAATAAATAAGATATAGTTCCGCAAGCTTTACTATCTCCAGCATCATAATACGTTTCTGCTCTTGATAAATAAGAATACATTCTTTTAATTGTAGATACAGATAATTTTTCTCCTCTAGCTAATTGTTGTGCTCTAACTTTACCTACGCTAGTTGCACATTTGTTATTTACTTTTTTATTTAGTTCAATACCTCTTTTAGCATTATTTCTAACACCACTTCCATAATCACTATAAGTAGCAAATTCATACTTGTTATCTAATATTGAATTAGCGATCTCTAATAGTATTTCTGTAGCTTCTTCTTCATTATGTATTTCTTCTATTTTACTCATAGCTATCTTATCTGTAAAATAACCTTCTATAGAAAATCCTTTTACTAAACCAGTTTTAACATAGTTATTCCAAACTTCATCGTTATTTACTTTCATAGAAACCATCCAAGTACCTACTGGTAAATCCATATTGTATTTTCTTGATTTATCATGCACATCATCTTCTATAATCCAAGATTCAACAACAGATAAACCATATAATTCAGCTTGATGTTCTAATGTAGATTTATTTTGATTACCTCTCATTAAGAATAATTCAGATGCTTTTCTTACTGTTTCGTCACTAAAGAATATATAATACTCATCTTCACCATTTCTTCTATAGATGTTTTTGTTAGGCACTAAAGCAGCACCCATTAATATTCTTTTTTCTTTATCTACTTCAGCAAGTTTTATTTCATGTTGTTTAGATAATGCAATAAAGTTTTCTTCTATTGCTGGTTCATCTACAATAGATATTGCTTCAATTCCTGAGAATTCTTGTTCCTCGTCTATAATTAGTTCTACTATTTTCATATTAAATTGATTTATATAATTAACCTATAACGGATGTTGTGTTTATTTTTCTGTCTAATTCTTGAGCTGATGATATTTCTGAACTAACGACATAAGCTTTAAGTGCACCGCCAAATTGACCTTGTACAGCTCCTACTAATTGACTTGTAGCTGACTGTCCTACTACATTAAAATCTGGTGCTTCTATGGTAGTTGAAGAAGGTGCACTTGATGATCCTCTCTCATTTGGAACTTTAACTGATTTTATTTTCTTAACGTTTGCAATACCTGCTGCAATAACTGCTGCGGCATTTACAAAATTAAGTGGTACTGGACCAGCTAAAGCTTCGTTAGCACCAGCATAAGTGTTTATGATTGCAGAAGCTATTTTCATAGATTTATTTGCTGATGTATTTTCTCCAAACAATCCAGCAGCAGTATTTAAGTTACTTGCTATTTGTTTTAATTGTTGGTTGCGTATTTTTCGTTCTTCATCTTCTAATTTTTGTATAATCTTAGAATTGTCTTTTTTCTTTTTTGTATATTTATCGTCAGATTTTACTAGATCATCTAAAGCTTTTACGCCTGCATCTCCTGCACCTTTTAGTGATTTTTCAGCAGCTAGAGAAGCTTCAATCTGGTAAATCGACCAACCATCTAATAATTTCTGTAAGTAAAAATCAAAATCACTGCCTTTGTCTTTGAGGTATTCAAATAAACCTTCAAACTCCATTTTAGTGAATTCAGATATTTTTTTAACTTTATCTCTAAAAGGTTCAACAATAACACCTTCACTTAATAAATTATCTATATCATCATTTAAAGAAAATATATCTTTTCTTGTTTTTGTCAACTGTTCTTTTAATATTCTTATATTATGCCTAGTATTATCATTTTGTTCTCTTGCCGCTAGCTTTTGTATTTTAGCTCTTATCTGTATTGCTTTTGTTTCTTTATTATATATTTCTATTAACTTAACGGCAACACGAACTCTATCACCCTGTGCAACATCTTCATCTTTTAATATCTTTGCTCTTTCAATACCTAGTTTCATAAAAGCTTCAGATATTTCATATAGCTTTGCTTCTGTTTTACTAGAATCGTAATCAATAGATTCTAATATGTTTTGAAAATCTTGTGTAAATACATTTATAAAATCTTTAGCCGCTTCAGCATTATTTCTACGAAGTTTTATGTTGTCTCTAAACTGTTCATTTTGTCTTTTTAAAGCTTCAGTTTCTTCATCAACTGCTTCTGCATTTTTCTTAAACAATCTTTCAAGGTTAGGTAAAAAAGATATTAAAAGTTGTATAGCAATTAATACACCACCAGTACCCATTAATGATTTACCTAATGTTTTTAGCGATGCGATTACACCTCCATTAGTTCTTGCAAAAGATTGAAATAACGTAACTAATTGACCTAAGTTATTAGCCATACCATTAAAACCGTACGAAGCGTCTGAAGCTAAACGACCTGTTTCTAAAAGTATAGCATTATTTAATCCTGATTGTGCTCTACCTGCCTTAGTTGCTTCAGTAGCGTTTAATTCCGCTAAAGCTTTAGCTTGTGTTGCTGCATTAGCTTCATCTGTTAAAATCTTGTATTTAGCAATAGCTACGTTTGTAGGTTGTAATGCTTGAAAATATTTTTGTTGTGCTCTTGTTACATCATCAACAGATTTGGATATTTTAGTTGTTTTTGACGCTACATTTTTATCATCAAGTATAACCTGTATAAGTATTTTTTTACTTGCCATGTCTTATTCTTTTTAGTTGTTCTTTCATTTGTTTAAAATCTTTTACTCCTGCATATTTACCTTTTGCAATTTCTACATTCTCGCTAACACCATACCAGTGATCTGCATTTAATAAGTCAAGTATATTTTTTATCATAATTATATTTTAAGGGCAAAATTCGCATTGTATGTTTGTAATTTGTCCTGATGAATTAATCGCTATATATGTGTCTGAACATGGTTCTGCTAAATAGCAATAATGTGTAGGTACATCATTTGTGTTATCCTGATAATATGTTCCTGCACTTAATGTGTTTGTTAATGATGTGTCTGTATATAAAACATCACCAATAGCTAAATTAGAAGCTTCTCCAATAGAACTACTATAGTAATATACATTATTTAAATTATTGAGTGGTCCTATGTCAGTTAACGAGTTAGCTGTAGGTAAATAATTGTCTACAACATTTAATAGCTCTAATTCACTCATTTCTGTTTGTAAATTAGTAGTTATAGAATTAATTTTAAACGCTTGATTGTTTATAATCAAAGTGTCATTTAATTTTAGGTTAATAATAACCTCCATTGACAAATGTGCCTTTACTTTAAATATCCTCTTTTTTACATCAAACAAATCTTCTACATAATCCTCATAAAATTTCTTAAATAAAGAGTTGGTAGATTTGGGAGGAGTTTGATCGCTATAATCTGTTAAGTTCCATTCATCAACTTCATTGTCAAAATTTATAGTGTATGTAGGAGGAACGCTAGTTGTGCCTTCTATATTAGTGTTTGATGGTCGATAATAAAAACTTAACCCAGCAGAACCGCCACTAATCCAGTTTATTTTTTTTGTAGAACCCATTGTTTCTCTAATACCATAGAAAACTAAAGGTTTACATAATACTGGCTCATAATTACCAAGCTCAGTGTAATCTCCTAATATCATATAACTTTCTCCACTTGCCATAATATCACTAGATAAAGAAAGTGTATCTGCACTATCAACTACAGTAACTTTAGCAGATGTATTGTCTGTTAAGTTTCTTACAACATCGCCAACCTCTACCTTATTGTTAAATTCTTGGTTAGTGTCTTTTAGTTTATTAGATAAAGTACTGGTTGCAGCACCTTGTACTTTAGGTGTAAAAGTGCCATTAAATTCACCATCAGCAGAATATCCCCACTGTATATCTGTTATATATGGTGTAGGAGAAACTATTGTAGAGTATGGTGATGTAGATGTTTTATTAGTATCTATTATTCTTTCATACTTTATGTGTTCAAATGGAGCTTCTACTTTATATATTTCTGTTTTATCAATATTAGTTCTTCTAACATGAGCATCACCAAACACATCATTAAATTGTTCTTCATGATTTATAGAAACTAAAGTGCTAGGTTCTTCATATACAAAATCAATTCCACTATAGTTTGTCGGAGCATTTATTTCAGATGTTTTAACATCTATATCTGCACTAACATCATAATATGTTCCTGTTAAATAGTAATTGTCCAATGTGTCTACATATATTTTACCATAATCAGAATCAGATATATCGTCTATAAAATAAGCTGTTAGATTAAACATTTTAAATATACCTGTTAAGAAATCTATGTTTTTTATATCAGGAGTATTTTCAGTAATAATAATTTGTTCTGTAGAGCTAATTGATCCAGTTGAATATACAGCAGTATTAGTTGTGTCACTAGAATAAATATATTCTTCTATTTCAAGTGTAGAACTAAAAGAAATAGATTCTGTAGATTCCATTACAAATCTTATTTGATGTGTGCCAGTAAACAAAAACTCAACAGATAGAGTTTCGTCACCAGACAAGCCAGTCGATTCTGCAACTACTGTACCATTTTCTAAATCTAATGCTTTTAATGTATATACTTTTGAAGCGTCAGCAGTATCTACAGTCACATCTAGCTGACCTGTAAATGTATTAGTAAATCTAACTGTAGAAAAACTCCACACTGTACTTGACACAGTAAAACCAGTATAACCAGATGTTCTTGACCAATCTCCAAGTATTCTTGTTTTTAATACACCATCATCATCATCACCACCTATAGGTCCTTTGTTTCTGCTTAACCATATATATAAATTAGAAAATGCTGATGATCCAAAGAAATCTCTAGTAAAAGTTATATTATATTTAGATTCTATAGCTTCTATTACATTTAAACATTTTACAGCAGGTTTTACATCTGTCCAAGATAATCCTTGATTGTCAGAAGGGTTAGATGAGTTGTGATATAAATTGCCACTAAATTGTGGTAAACTGTTTTCACTATCGTAATAAAATCTTTTAGTATGTGATATTAATGGATATATAATAGATTCAGAGAATTTACCATTTCTTACGGCAGCTCTAATATCAGTAGCATTGTAATCGTGATTGTAATTATCATCTAAATAATTAAGTGTGTTTAATTTGTCGTCACCCATTAATGTCTTTAATGAAACTGTATTGCCATAAAAAATAAGTGTATAAGAAAATGGTTTGCCATTTCTCATGTTAACAGATTCTAAATCTATCTTACCTGCTTTATAAGGAGCATAATCTAATTCAAGTAAAGCATCTCTTTTAACTCTATTATCAAAACCAGTAGTTATAACACCGTCTGTATCATAAGTCACATCTATATTAAAGTTATACCAGTGTTGTAATATTTTATTGTTTTCTTTAGATGCAGGTATTGTAAAGGGTTGACTAAAGTCAGTAAATACTTTAGATATATCTCTAACGTCTTGTAGTTTAGATGTTATAGTTATAGTTTCATCTTTAAACATTTCTGTTAACTGATAGTTTCCACTATTGTCTTTTATGTATAATACAACTTGTCTCACTATATAATGTTATTTATTTTATCAAAGGCATACTCAAATGATATAGTATAGCTAATTAATTTGTCGTTTACAGATTTCTTAAACTGTAATGTATTTGATTTTAAATTTATAGGCAAAGTACTACTGCCATCATAAATCCATACTTGTTCAGATAATAACATTTGTCTAACTACCTCGTTAAACGATTCATCGTAAAACCCAGAGTTTATTGTAATAGATTCTTTACCGTTAGCAATAAATTTTTTCTCTTGGTGTTTTGTAAGTGCATAACTAGGAGTACCTCCTGAGTTATCAAAGTCAATCATGTTATTCTTAAACGTTTCAGATGTTATATTTATATCTGTAGTAGATTTCTTAAAGAACCACATATTTTGTAGAGCACCATATTTATTGTAAAATATAATACTAAGTGGAACATACTTAGGTTCACATACCTTTGTTAGCGTGATAACAGTATTTGTAGAGTATGAAGAATTATTACTAGATAAAGTTAGTGTTGAATTATCAACTAAATCTTGTGTGCCAATAATTATTAAATATTGTATTTTCTGATCGCTATTACCATTATCTGTAACAGATAAGTTTGAATTACCTCCATTCCAAGTATCACTACCTGCTTGCCAGAATATATCAGCTAAATTCCATTTTACGTCAGGATCAGTAACGCTGGGAGACAGTGTAGCTGTTACAGTTGCAGCTTCGGCATATACAGGTATTCTTATGTCTTGTCCATCGCTATAATAAATTGTAGTATTATTTTGCAATAACATAGGGGTTGTATACTGTGTGCTTCTAGGATTAGCACCATCCTCAAAGTAACCGTAACCATCTATTGCCAAATATGTACTTGTTGTTGTATCTGATCCGCCAACTTGTACAATAGCATTACTAGAATCTCTAATCTCTACAACAGCATCTACCCAAAGAGAATCTGTAGAATAATTATTATATTCTGTAATCATGTAATCCCTGATTAACTTACTTAATTCATAAGTAACAAAGTTATTACCTCCAATTTCTTCTTTTGTTAATGTATATCTTTTATCTGTAGCTGCTCTATCTGAGTATACACCTGTCCAAATATACAGCTCTAGTTTTGCTGTATGTAAAGATGAATTAGTTATCTTTTTGTAAAACGGTGATCTAGTATTTATTATTGTTGACATTATTTATTTATTTGTTTTTCTATTAAATAAGTTTCTTTACCTGTTTTTTTATAACCAGCTCTTAATAATATATTATCTAAATCTAACTCTATATCTTTAATTATTGGGTTATATATTGTGTTTAATTTTATAAATTCATCTTTTATTGTTTTAGAAATAAAACCAGTTTTTTGTATTCCTTGTAGCTTTAATGATTTCTGTATTGCAAAAGCAACTCTTCTTACTTTTTTAAAATCACTCATATCTATAGTATTGTTTTTAGAATCCTTGAGTGTTTTGTTTTTTGATATTAACCAGTTTATTAATTTTCTAACAGGAGGATTAGAAGATGTAGTTCCTTCGTCTACAGCTTCACCATAAGAGTTGCCTAAAAGATCAAAAGTGTTTTTTTTCTTATTATGATTAATTTCAAAACTTTGTTCTAATTTACCTGTTGCTGTTATTGATCCTGTAATTGTACCAGATTTATATGTTCTTGTTCTATCAATTCTCGATGTTTCGTAAACAAGACGATTTAATAGTGTTTCTGTATATTTCTTTAGGTATTTCTCGGTATTTTTTAACTTTAAACTCATTAGCAAGGAGATTGACCATTAGCATTAATATCTGATATTTGATTATTTGCCACTGTAATTGTAATGTCTAAGCTCCAACCAGCAAGAAGATTCTCAAACCTGTCTTCAAACATATTAGCGGTATAATCTGTATCTATTTGATATAAGTCAGAAAACAACTCTCCTCTTCTAAGTGCAGATTGCAACCCGTTGATTACCGCAAATTGAGTATTTAATACATCCTGTTTGTTGTTTATATCGTGAAAGTAGTTATTTAAATCTTTTTCATTTTCTTTTGTTTCGTTAACAATATCCATACAAATTATCTGTAGGTTAAATTGCACTACATGATCTTGAAACGTACATCCATTTACAATAATGTGAGATAAAGGAAATATAGTTTGTTTAGCTAAATCAACTTCAAATATATCTCCAAATGTAACTGAGTTTACATTGTTATTACCTTGAAGGTATGTTTTAAGTTTGTCTAATATGTCGTAAAAACTTGTCATCTTTTATATGCTTTTTTTAATTCTTGTTGTTCTATGTCTGTTTTCTCTTTTTCAAATGCTAAATAATTTAAACATTGGTAGAGTGGAAGCTCGGTAACTGCATTGAAGTTTCTGACATCTCCCTTAGCGAGTGCATAAATTGATTGATACCAGTTCCATTTTTTTGCAAATGATTGTCTAGCATCTGCATATCCTCTTTCTTCAGTTGTTGTGCCAAATATCTCGGTATAACTTCTAGTAATTCCTTCCCTAAACTGTAAAAAAAAACCATTGAACTAATTACCACATCTAATGGCATATCTTTCATCAACTCTTGTATTTCTTCATTTACCTTGTATGGAGATATAGTGTATTTATCTTTGGATTTAAAGTTAACAGGACGATACAAAACAGCCATAGCTTTGTGCATTTTTTCCCAATTAGTAAGATTGCTTTCTATATCTACATATTCACCGAGTGTAATGTCATCTAGTTTAGGTATAAACCCCATATCTACATCTAATAAATTAAATCTCTGTATTAATTTAGGTTTTTCCTCAAATGCCTTATTTAATATTGATAACACCTTTTCGTATTCTTTTAAAGGTATTCTACTAACGTCTCTTAATGAAACGTTACAGAATATTTCTACAAGCTTCATGTTTAGGAAATCGTTTATTTGATCCTTTTCTTCGGCATCTTCTGTTTTGTTTTGCTCTATTACTTTCATATACTTTTGGTATTGCCAAAGTTTAATGTCAGATAGAGTTGTTGGTACTTCTAGTTCAATTTGTTTTAGTGCCATATAATAAATAATAATTTAGATTGTTTTTGTACTTTACTTATTCCAACTGAATATATGTCAGATATATATGTAATATATATGTATATATACATTATGTATTACACTATGTATATAATACACTATGTAATATAATACACTATGCAATATAATACATTATGTAATATAATACACTATGTAATATATATATAATATAAATTATCTGACTATTTGTCGGTTGGGTTATGTTTGTAGTAGTAGAATGTATATAGCTCTATGATCTTATCACTCCATTGTTTTAATCCATAAGGTTCTGGTGAACGAACTATTTTACCATTATCATTTACTTCAACATAATATTCTCGTTGATTCTTTGGCACGGCATATATCTTTATGTTGTTGTCTATGCAAAAGGATATGTGCCTAAGATAATTCTCATCGTAAGTTACAAGTTTGTTTTTTTTGCGTGCCATAAGGTATTAGATTTATAAAGGTATTGAATTCATAAAGGATATACAAGTGTCAGATGGAAAGTATGAAGTGTAGAGAAAGTTAGTTCCTTACACCACACGGGTGCAAAACAGGTAGAGTGTCTAAATATTACATAAAAATAAGATATAAAATAAATAATAATCATTTTAAAGCTTTCTAATGCATTTAAATTGATCAAGTTATATGAATATACCACTATGCAATTAAAGTGTGTTAAATCTAACGTTAGATAGCTTAATATGGCTTTGTAGAGCTGATTAAGAAAAGAAATATATATTTTCAATATTTAATTAATCATAATTAACTAAATGTCAGGAATCTAACAAAATGTGAGGAATAAAAAAACCCCCTGAAAAGGAGGTTAATTTTTAATAAAAGGCGTTAAAAGATTAATTTAATTTAATTTAATAATAATTCTGTGAGGTTCGTTATTGTTAAACTCTTCTAATGTTTTATAGTTTGTCAAAAAATATTCATTATGTTCTTTGAGATGCTGTTTTATATTATTGAAATAATTTATAGCATGATCATCGGTTTCTATTTCTTTATATAAATATCTTGTAAGCTCTGCGAACTTTCTTTGTTCTCTTCTTTTGTTTGCATGGTGCAGTATGTTTTTTTCTAATCTGTGCATAATCTTTATTTTATTTTGTGTCCGTTTTTGTGATAATATTTGGAATACTTTTGTTTAAATATTCTTTTCGCTTCTTGTTTCGAATAATATAAAAAACTCATGCTTTCATATTGTCCGTTTAATTCATCCGATATAATTAAATATCCTGAATTGTTATAGTATAAATTCATAATCTTAATTTAAATTAGTTAATATTATCTCTTTGTTTTTAATTGCGTTTGTTCTTTCCTTTGTGTTCATGTCAAGAAATTGCGTTAAATATTTGCTTGTTGTTCTTGAATAATTATGGTAATATTCATCTAACATAATTTGTCCGAACTTATCTACAAAGGCAATAATACTTCGATAACTTTGGAAGTATTTACCTTCTGGCGTGTATATTTCGAATTGATTTGCAACAGGGTTGCCTGTTCTAGGTGAACTCATGGAATAAGTTTTAATTTTCTTTATTGTTTTCATTGTTTTATTATATTAAATTTCTAGTTATTCTATAACCAACCGATTTTTTTTTAATATGATTTTTAGCTTCTATTAGTGTGTCGAAACTTTCGCAAATTATGTCTTGATTCTTTTTGCCATAATTAACAAAGTATACAACTTCAAACCAGGTTATGTTTTTGTCGTCTGTTTGTTCAAAAATTCTTGGATTAAATATTTTTTGTTTCATATTGTTTTAAATTTCTAGGGTTAATAATAAGGTTAAAATAAAAGCGCATGAATATACAAACACTTTAATAAATAAGTCGCTTAAAATGATCTTTGCGAATAGCTTTTTTATTTTTGTTTTCATAGTTATTAATTTAAATTATAAAGATTTTGATTTGTCTAAGAGTAGGTGCTCTTTTTTTACACCTTTTTACAATTTATAGCATTGTTGCTGTTTTGATTTTGTTGACGCTGTTCTGACCTTTTACTGACTAAGTCAACCACAATAACATGACAAATATATAAAATAATTCACAAAGTTCGTTAATAACTATTAATTTATATTAATTCTAAATAAGAATATTAATTTGCTTTCTTGCTTTTATTGTTTTTAGCTTTGCAAGTTATCCAACAAAAAACCCCCCTACAAAATGCAGGAGGGCAAACAAACAAACAAAACTATTAAATTTATGTATATTGAATTTATATTGAATTCATAGGTATTAAATTTATATTAAATTCATAGATATTCAACTTCTGATATTGCTTTGCCTTGTTCATTAAATTCATAATCATTTGCAAAACATAATTCTAATAAACCCTCGTTTGAATAAACATATCTACTATGATTATGTAATGCATTTAAAACTTTATTATTATCATCTTTTTGCATTCCTTCAATTAAATCTATATCCCATGTTACTCCCGTTAACGGGCATTCTATGGCATTTAACTTCATTAACTCTTCTTTATCATAATCAAGAAAAGAGATAAACTCCCCCCTATCTTCAAATTGTCCTATTGAATAATTGTAGCTTCCTCCAATAACCTCTGATAATGCTTTTATACTTTGTGATACTTCATTTACAGAATGTTCGTTTAAATGATGCCAATTATCTCGAATGTAATTAAAACATAATTCTTTGTTTGGGTGTTCGTCAATAGTGTAAATTTTTGTTTCTAATATTCTCATTGTTTTTATTTTAAGTTTACACAAATATATAATTAATTCTCCAACTGACAAACAATATTATAATTATTTTAATATTATATTATTTTTTACTTATTTCGTTATTAAATTCATATATTGAATTGCTCTATGCCTTGAATACTGTTGAACTGTCCATTGAATTGATCTATCCGTATTGAATTGCTTTTGGTATGGCTCTTGCCCTACTTCTTTTATTTCAAACGTTAGAACTCTCATGTTTTGAATTTATTCTTATCATGCCTTTTATATACAAACTTCTTTTCTATTGGTAAGTTAAGAACAGAGACAAGATACTTTGGCGATACTAATATTTTAACCTCTTGAGTTTCTTTATTCCATGTGTATTTACTTACCATAAAATTTGGCACCCATATTAAATTATCATCTTCATCAACTAAAAGCTTTGCTCTCTTTGTAGCTTTCTTAAGTCGTTTAAATTTAAACACTGCTAACTCTCTTATGAAATAATGCCTCATGCTTTACTCTCTGTATATTCCTCTTGTTGTTGTTGTAGATATAATTCAACAGTGGCTTGTAGTGTTCGATTCATATCTTTTAAATTCTCATTCTCTTGTTTTACATTTCTAAGTAAATCTCTTAAATGGTTAATCTCGATTCGGTTTAAATCTTCTAAGTGTGTCATATTTTTGTATCTATTCTATTATTTAATAATTCTATTATGGCATAAATTTGCTCTTCTTTTTCCTCTTGAGTTTCTGCGATTTCTTTTACTCTAATCCAAAAGTGATTAGATTCCTTTGGCATAAAAATATCCTTTATTAAATTGCCAAACTTTTTCATTGGGCGTACTGTTTTGTATACTCTGTTTACTTTCATATTATTTGTTTTCAAATTGGTTTGCTAGTGAATAAAATTTATAAGTTTCGTAAGGCATCTTATACCCTTTGCAATTATAACAGAATAATTGTTTTGCTTTCTGTTCTATTATTGCCGAACATTTGTTACACTTTCTCATATTGTTTCGTATTTGTTTTCTGTTGCGTACTCATAAACTTCATCAAACATATCTTCATTAAGATAATCCCAATAAAATTTAGTTATATCCATTCCGTTTAATCGTACCTCTTTGATGTCTAACCTGTCTTCTAGTGGATCAAAGTGTGTAGGTGTTTTATGGTAGTATTCATAATCTATTTCAAGATCATAACAACCCATATTTTCTGTTATTGTATATGTGTTTTTAACTATCATTGTTGTTTTACTTTTTCTTCTACTATTTTGCCTTCTAAATCTACAACAGTGTAGCCATGACTTCTTAATAGGTTAATTGATTTTTCTATTTGATTTACTCTTTTTCTGTAATGGTCAAAGGTTTCGTTTTCTATCCAACTCATAATGTTATAATTTTAATTGTTTATTTCTTTCTAATTTTGTTTTATACCATTCAACATGAACAATGTCATTGTTAAACATATCGTCTGTATCTAAATCTTTTTTAGGCACATCATAATGGTATATGCCATGTAACAAACCATTGTTATTGTCTTTTTTATCTGTTCTTTCTTGTTCATAATGAACTGCTAATTTTACTATCATGATTTCTTTGTTTTAAATTGTTTATTTAATAGTTCTAACATACGATTTTGATTACTGTTTTGTATCCAATCGTTTTTTAGTTTAAAGTGTTTGTTAATAATTTCTTTCTTTGCTTTCATTACATTCTTAATTTAATTTGATTATATACTTTATTTGATATATCCTCATATTCCTCAGCTTCTAACTCATGCCCAAAATCTTCAAATATTCTTGGCATAATCATTTGCTCGGTAATGTAATCTACAATACCATCAGCTAATTCAATTATTTTTTCTCTTTGTTTCATTGTTTTCATAGTTTTATTTATTAGTTATACACAAATCTAGTTAATTATTTCCAACTGACCAAATCTTTTTTTAAAAAAGGGAGGTTTTACCCTCCCCTACTTCTTATTTCTTAATCCAGAAACTGTTAGCTCTGTATCCTCCACAATCCCAAGTATCCAAGTGAACACGATTTACAATAGAAGTTAAATGATTTCTTGTTGAAATTATATACTTGCCTCTAGGTTCAGCAGGAAAATGAGCAACCCTTATAGTTTTGTTGTTTGGATTTCTGAAAGGTTTTTGTTTTTGCCAACCTATACTCTTTAAGTAAGAGCTATAATTAATTTCTTCGTTTGGCATTTGTAATGTCTTTTTAGACAAATCCATTAATTGATCCCAAACCTCCTTATAAGGTTTTTTTGTAGCGTGTGCTATTGCTCTCACTACACAATCTCCAACATAAAGATTCTTTTTTGTTTTTTGACTTTTTTTAGTAAAGAACTTTTCTCTACCTCCAAAAGATTTTTTAAATCTGTTTGTTTGCATGTTTTTAGTTTTTAGTTAAACAATATTTCAATGAACTGTGTTCAATATAGTAATTAATTCTCCAACTGACAAATAAATGTAGAAATATAACAAATTAAATATTTTTTGTTATAAATATAACAATTTACTAAAAAACTTGAGTTATCTCTAATAAATCTGTTTTTTCAGTAACATAAGCCATGACTCTAGTCATTCTCAGTTTAGATTTATCAAAAACCATCTCGTTTGTGGCAAACCCTTCAAATCTATATCTAGGGTATATGCAACTAAACAGAGCAAACAAATTACAATCTGTTTTAGCATAGGCAGGTATCATCAAAGGATTTTTATAATTTCTATTAACTTTCACATCAATAGTTTTGCCTTTGTAAATTGCATCATAATTGTCAGTGCCATTTACTTTAGACGTATTATGTATTTTAAAGTCAGGGTATAGATTTAGTTCTCTACAAAATATAAACTCAGCACCGAACCCAACTATATCTAAATCTAACTCTCCAGTTTCGTTTACTGTTTTATGTCCATGCCAACCTGTATCCCTTTTGTTTTTATCTCTTTGATATGCACTTAGTTCAACAATTTGTTGTTCGTACTTGTCTAATATGTAAACGTTTCCTATCTTCATTTTTTATTTAATAAAGTAGCTACCATGTGGCACTGATCTAGTTAATAGATATTGAATTGCATATCTTGAGGCATCAATACCATGATTAAATTTATCAATAGGAATTGCACCTGTAAGCTTCCAAGTATAGTTATTAAATTCACGAATTAAATTCACAGATTTATCATCTATAATTATTTGGTGATCCTGCATTAACGAGACACCTGCGAGAATACTGCCTTTCTTTTTTATAGTAGGTATTACATTTAATCCTTTGTTTTTTATGGAAGACAAAAGTCGCGGTTCACTATTATCCATTACAATTAAATTGCCACCTGCATAACGTCTATTCAATTCATATATTTGTGTTGTGCTTAATGCTTTTTTATAGTAGTGTTCTTTTAACCAAATTACTTTCCTGTCTTTATCTATTGCTACCTCAACTAAAACACTTGGATCGACTGAAAACCCTATGTCCATGCCAAATATTGAATCTATCTCATCATTAAATTTACCTATGTTCCAATGCTTAAATATAACTCCTTCTGCTGATTCTAACCATCCTCCTTCAATCTGATGTTTAAACTTCTCTGGTCGTCTAACTTTCATTACATCTATTTGCTTAACAAACGATTTAGACAAGTGATCTAAGTTGTCTTGGTAAGTAGTATGTATATAAGTTATGTTTTCTTTAGTTCCATTATGTCCGTCTGGCACTCCTCTATTTTGAAAAAACCTTTGGTATATCCAGTTCTCTTTTGTAGTAGGGTTTAGAATTAATATACATCTGTTCTTAACGAGCTTCGACCTAATACTGAAATCAATCTTATCAAAACTTTCCTCATCTGTTAGCTCTTCTGCTTCGTCTAACACAAATGTACTTACACCTTGTATAGATTTAAGCTTTGCCGTTTGATCTCCGCTTGATGTTCTAATACCACTAAAGTATATTGAACTGCCTGTTAAATTGTTTATGATCTCTGTTTTGTTTACAGTGAACTGATCGAGTACGCCCATTAACTCAAGCTTCTCTATAAACTCTGGTATAATTGACATACCTGCTGAGGTCATAGTATAACGAGTGAATAATATCCTATGTCCTTTTTCGTAAGTTAGTAATACTAAGAATGTGTTTGTAGCAAATGATTTTCCAGAACCCCTCCCTCCAGTAATTACAAAGTAACGACTTTGAGAGTTAAATAAAGCTTGATACTTTTTATTGAGGTTTAGTTTCTTCATCTTTTATATCTTCTGATTCAATGTCAATTATTTTTTCCTTATCTGCAAAATCTATAATAGGGATGTTAACTTCTGTTTTTACATTTAACTCTTTTAACTCTTTTGGTTTACCGTACTTATATTCCCAAAGTAATCTCATGTGAGGGAAACTATCTTGAGCTTGTTTAGCTAGTTCTAGCCACGCCTTCTCTTCACTACCAAACACCTTTTTCATAGCTCCCAAAGCATAGTTACCTAGCTTTTTTTCTCTTGCCTTTGGTGGTCGTCCTTGTCCTCTGTAAATACCTTTTAAAGCACCGTTGTTTGCTCTTCCGTCTTTTTTCTTTTTGTTTTCGTTGTCTACTCCTTCCATAAACCTTTTTTAATTAGTTGGCATATAATAGAGTAATTGCCTAAATCCTGATATGTATCTAAGAGAGTTTCGTTGTTCCCTTTACGATTCTTAATAATTAGATTTTTCCATCTACTTATTTTGTCATTCATTCTAAACCACAAACCATGTAAAGCAAAATCTTTACCTTCCTTAGTTTCTAAGTTTGCACCAGTGCTTATATTACTAATGCCATAATCTAATTGTTTTTTAGCAAAGAGTTCAAACTGCTCTTCAACAATATTCTCATAACTCTTGTATAAGTTAGGCGATTCCTTTTGTAAAAGCTTCCTGTATTTATTCTGCATACTGTAATTCTTTATCAACCATATTGCTAATAACCATAGTTAACTCATCAACGTCTTTATTGTTAAGATAATTTACTTTGCTTTTAATATATTCTCTTTTACTATAATTATCCATTTTGTTTATTTTGTCAACAATCTTTTGTTCCCATACTATTAAATCTTTATTGTAATTCTTATGAACCTCATAAGTTCTTAATGAATGTAATATAGTAGCGTGATTAACTTCCCATCCATACTTTTTATATATTCTTACAATTCTAAACAAAGTCATTCGTTTGTGATTATAAAGTATATGATTTAATAAAGATCGTACTTCTACATATTCTCTTTTTCTAGTATTCTCAAATACATTGATCCTAGATAGTTCAACTATTTTTTCTATTATGTGTTTTGGTGAAATCATGTTAAATAATTTTGATGAGCTTTGTAATCCTCTAAAGCGTGTAACATTGCACTGCAACATTCATAATGCTCTTCTAATTCGTATTGCTCGATTAATATAGGTATTTCGTTTTCTGTTATTACTCTTTTCTTTAGACATAATAGAGTGTCTTCATAACAATCTAAGTAATCTAAATATTCATTTTCCATTTATAAAGTGTCTTCTACTAGGTAGTTTTCTAAATCAAATTCATTCTTAATATAGTTTTCATATACTTTTATAGCATACTCAACTTTTTGCTCACCACTAAAATAGAAATTTTCGCTGACATTAAAAATACCAATTTCATTTGTTGGTGATTTATCTATAACAATGTATTTAAAATCTTTATAACTTTTACCAAACAGGTTACAATATATGTAACATTGACTATCATAATTATATTTATTGGCACTGTACTTAAATGCCGATAAAACTTGAGTTGTCTTTAAATCTATTAAATACTGACCTAAAACATCTGCCTTAGCTCTAAAAGGGTATCCCATTAAATTATTAACCATAGGCACTTCAAACTCACTATTCTCTATAAGTTCACTTGCAGGTTTACAATTATAAAATCTATCTCTTAATCTTAATGCTTTGTCTCTATCCTTTACAGTAAAGACATCCCACCTTTCTTCTTTGGCAAGTTTATATTCTTTATTTGCCTTTGTCTTAACATCTAAGAATAAACACTCGTTAAATTTATCCTCTTCTAATATACTAGCATGAAATAAATATCCTTGAGCTAGTGCATCTGATTCAGTAGGCAGGTTTATTTGATTTAAGTATTCTAATGGTGATTTAAGTAGTTGACTTATTGCACTACTTGATAAACAAGCTTTTGCTAAGTAGCCATAATAAAAGCTATCTTGAATTGCTTTTTGTGTGAGCTCATGTCTATCATGCATCTCATTGTCTAGTGTGATTATTGGTTCTTTCATATTAATTACAATTATAGTTATACTGATATGAAACGTAATACTCCCAACAACCTCCTTCTATATAGTAAGTGTAAACCTCACTATTAGAACCGTCTCTGCATAAATAAATATATTTTACGGTATTGTCTCCGTACTCTGCATGATAAGGTTCATCAAAGTAAGGAGCCGAAGGATAGTGACTTAAATCGCAGTTATCTGAGCAGTTAAACAATGTAAATAAAATTAGTGTATAAAGTATTGCTTTCATATTCTCTTTGTTATTCACTTACAAAGTTAATAAAAGAAATGACTTATACAACTATTACATAAAATTCTTTTTCCAAACATCCATGCCTACTGCATAACGTTGTTTAGTATCTGGGTATTCTAAGATCATTTTAGCATTGTTCATGAACCTTGCCATAAACGTAGCTTTCTCTTCGTATTTCTTTGGTTTTAAAAATGGCATAATTATATATTATATTCTTTATACACTCGTTCTAATTTCTTATGTAAGTTGTTTTTAAAGCATGACGAACAACTTGTTAAATTCATTTTTTGATGAAAAACCCTATTGTATATAGTAAGTAACTCTTGTTGTTTTTCTGGCGTTACAGTTGGTTTTGCCTCAGTATAATATTTATCTAAAATATTGTATTCGTCTTCCGTTAAACACTCTGGCTGATAATAAGGGAATAAGTAATTTAGTTTAGCTTTACGTTCATCACAGCCACAATCTTCACCAAGTGCCCACTTAGCTACTTTAGCTATTCCAGTAGCTTCTAACACTTGTTCGACTGTATCGCCTAAACCTTTAGCTTTTGTACTTTTTGTACTCTTCTTTGCTTTCTTGTCTAATTTTTTCTTTTGCATTTGTTAATGTATTAAATATTGAACTTAAACTTATTTTAGTTTCTTTGCTTATGTCTCGCATACTCATTTCGGTATTCAAATACAACTTAGTTAATTTTTTATCGTACCAATACCAATCGTCTATTATATTATCTATTTTATTATATAATGCCTCAAGATCAATTTTCTTATTATAATTGTGTAATATCTCGTCTTCATTATACGCTATATTATTAATAATATAATTGTATTTTTCATCATCAATATCTGTAAATACAGTAATCTTTTTTTTCTTTTTATAGTTTGTATAATTACTGTAATACAAATTCCTTAATGTTATATAAATGTAAAATGTATTTATTTCATTATCATTATACATAATACGATTTACATCCTTAGTGTAATTATACATTCTAAGGTACATCTCTTGAACTAACTCCTTTGCATCATTATTGTTTAGCTTAAAGCTTTTAGCCATTTTAATCCACTCATCGTGTCTCTTAGCTAATATGTCTAATATCTTAGAGCTCATCTTTAAATATTATGTCTCTAAGTTTATCAAATGAATTCACAACATAATAATTACCTTGCCATTCAGCTTGAAACTTTATTTCGTCTGGTGTTAGTTTTTGTTGTGCTAACGGTTTATCTCCGTCTTTAATTTCTATAAGATAATTATTACCTGCATATCCTACTATAATATCAGGAGCACCTTTGCCTAATTGGTGAGTGTGGAGGACAGAGCATCCTACCTCTCTGATTTGAGAGACAATCTTTTTTTGGTTAGCATCTACTCTAGCTCGTTTTCGCATCTGATATTATCAACGTCATCAAAGGGTGTTTGATTATTGAAATAATATCTGTTCGATTTTCTATGGTAAGTTATACCTTCAATGTCTTGTGGATAACCTACTAATTTCTGTTTCTTTATTTTTTGACTGCCAAATGTAACTTGAGTATTACTAAAATCTAATGCTCTATTTGGTCGCCATACAAAAAGTACATTGTCACTTTTATCTGCAAATGTCCCACCACCTTTAATAGTGTTAACATCTGGTTTTCTATACCTTCCATTATCATCTTTTTGTGGCGTAACTTGGTGTGCAACTAAATGAACAGAGATTTTATTTTCTACGGCAAACCTTTTTAGCTCACTCATAAATCTACTAATGTATAAATCTTCTCTTTCACCTCTTTGCATCCTGTGTTGTACAGTATTGTACGGATCAATAATTAAAGAACGTATACCTTTTGTCTTAACTAAAAACTTAGCTCTTTCAAAGATGTCCTCTAATTTATAACTTTTTTTTGGATATATAATAAAAAAGTGTTTTTTCATAAACTCCATGCCTTGCTTAAATTCAGCTTCACTCATGTAATTGTTTTGATAAAAAGGATCAGAACTTTTGCCTATGTAACATTCTATAAGATCATGGAAAAAATCATTTATAGGCATATTTTCTGGTGAAAACACTGCGAACTTCCATCCATCATGAAATGCCTTTAATACTGATAGCTGATTTAAAAACATACTTTTTCCTTCATTCTGATAACCTGTCCATATATTAACCTCGCCATTACGCCATGTCCATGCCCTATCAATAGCTTCTATATGTGTTGTAGAACCTCGTTCCTGACCGTTTTTATATCCGTCTAACATACTATCGTATATATCACTAACATCAAATATGCCTTCAACTTTAGGCACTCTAGCATTTTTAAATCTATGCAGTAAAGAATCTATGCCTTCATTAAGTAAAACTTCATTTGCATCTTTATACGGATTAGTATCTATTAATCTAATTTTTTCAGCACCAATACGTCTTATTAATTCCTCTTCTAAATACCTTCCGTTTTCGTCATTATCAGTGCATAAATAAACTGCCTTAGCATTATCAAACACTTCATAACAATTTGTAATACATTCTAATTTCTTATCTAAGTTTTTGTCTCTAACGTTTGGTGCTCCCATATTTACAGACGTATGGTAAGTAAAACCTGCAACCTCCCAACTTAATGAATCTAATTCACCTTCACATAGTATAACAAAATCTTGATTTACAACACGATCATAATTAAATATTATAGGTTGTCCGTTTTTGCTTTGTGTAAATGTTTTATTATTAATGCCTCTTGTTTTATAATTAACAAGTTCATTGTTTTTTAGATATGGGAACACAACACTTTTACCGTCTTTTGTAGTCGTAATCTTATTGTTTTCTATAACTTGATTTGTAATGCCTCTAGCATTTAAAAACTTAATAGCGTTTGAGTTTATTTTTTGTAAATTACTTGTAGTTGGTTTTGTGTATATTTTTTCTTTAATCATATTGATGTTAGGGTTTACAGAACCGTTCCAACCACAATGGTGGCAATGATATAAGCCATCTTCTAGATTAATAGAAAGCGAGGTGTCACTTTTATTTTTCCTAGTGTGGCTACATTTTGGGCACTTTACTTTCTGTTGAGAGTATTTGCCTTTAGGTACGATTCCAATTTTTACAAAGTTTTCTTGCATAGTATTTTTTTTCGTGTATATTTTATAATACACTATGTATATAATACACTATGTATTATTTATTTATATAATACACTATGTATTACATACAACTGACATTCTTGGCATCTGGAGAGACATAAATCTTACGTTCTTTTCCGTCATTGCCTAAACTCTTTGTAACTCTTTTTATGTATTCTTTGTTTTCTAAACTCTTTAATATTCTGTATAAAGTTCTATCGTTTAAGTTTAATGCCATACAAATACTTTCATTTGAGGCATAACAATAACCTTTCTTAATGGATAATGAATCTATATAGGATAATACAGTAGCTTCTGATATTGATAAGTTTGTATTCATAAATGCTAAATTAATGTTAACGTATTTTGTGTTTTTTCTTTGTGTCATAATGTAAGATTAAAATCCCCCAAAACAATTAAGTAATGGGGGAATGTTAATTAAAATGGTAAATCCTGTGCTGGAAGTGGTGCCGAAGGAGCTTGTGCCTCTTTATTTTCGGGCACATATTCATCAATCCATATAGAATGTGTTTTACCGTATTGATCTACTTGTTTTTTATTTCCAATAGTTAACTTTAAAAAGCGTTTACCATTGTACTCAATCCAAGCATCTTGTGTTTTTTCTTCACTAATTGTGAAGTTCACTAAATCGTAGTTTCCAACTTTTTTTCCACTACCTACATACTTTTTTTCATTCATAATTTTAATTTAATTTAGGTTAATAATAATTTCTCTACTTTCTTACTTACTTTATATTTTTTTCTAATATCGGTGATAGTAAAACCTTTTTCTTTTATAGCTTGTTTAGCTTTATCAAACTTGTCTCCTTTGTCTTCTAACCAATCTTTATTTGGCTCTAAGACAGCCGTAGAGGCGTTTTTAGACGTGTTAGCGTGATTATTAGTAGCATCTGCATCTTTTGTATCATCAATTAAAAATAAGCCGTTTAAAGCGTACTTTCTAGCATAACTGCTTGATGCACCATAGCATTGAGCTACATCCATTCCCTTACGATTTAAGTTAATACCTGCTTGAGCTCTGACTTGTATTTTGTCTACACCGTCAGTGATCTCTGCAACTGCATTAACAAATAAAGGTTCTGGAGCAATAGAATCAGTAATTGTTAATAACAACTCTTCTTTTGCTAGTAATGGTTTTACTGCTTCTAAGATGTCTTCACAACTTCTGTAATTGTAATTACCAAAGTTATTCCTTTGATTTTTAGGTGCTTTCAAACTCCCTTGAATTCGCACCAACTTCTTTGTTAGATTTTTCATACAACAAACATATAGATAAAATATGTCATGTGCAAGACAAAAGACAAAAAAAAGAGGTAACACTATGCTACCCCTTTTTACTGAAAACAAAGAAAATCAACAGAATATCGCACCCTATTGAATTCACAAAGATATAAAAATACCTATTAAATTCATAGGGTATTGAATTTATTTATTATCCTTTAAATATGCTAGTAGATTTTTCTGCGGTACGACCACCAAAATATGCTAAGACAACAGCCATCATTACCTTCTCAAATGTGTCATTCCAAGTTGCTCCAATGTGAAATGGAACGCTTTCTATGCTGTCTAAAATGCCAGCTAAACTAAATACAACTATACACCACACTAAAACTAATGGACGTACATTTTTACTTAACCACGAATCACTCATAGAATCAGCTTCCCATCTGCTAGTTATAGATTCTATTTCTTTATTTTGTTGATCGTAAATCATTTGCTGTAGCTTAATCTTATCATCATTAGATATTTTAGATTTACCTATTTCAGCTAACGCTTCTTGTGGTGAACTTACACCACTTAATACCTTACCTAGTGTTGGATTAATCATTGATGCAGCACCAAATAATAATTTACCAACCGTAGTTTCTTTAAACTTCTTTTTATCAGACATTTGTTATATCAATATATTTAGTTTTACCGTCTTCTCTAATTGCTTTAAGGCATCTTTTTCTGTTAGAATCTTCGTCTACATAACTAACGTGAACCCAATCAGGATTAGCGTCTGAACCAAATTCCCAAATAAGTTGGTCAAAATCCAAATTATCCTTAATATAATAAAACATATAAGCGTTAGAAACACTG